GTTGGTCTAACTAGATTTTCCACATTTTGAATGTAATAACTATATCTCATAAATTGATCAATTATAGGAATGCCAAACCTAAGCCTACCTGATGAATAAGCTTGGTAGTCTGAAATATCACCAACAAAACCTTTTGTTTTTTTAGTCCTATCATATTTGTGTTTCAATTCATGAGACATAACCGAAATAGTTTGTATTTCATCTGAAACAAAATTATCGTATAATTCATTTGGTTCCCAATTTTCCGAAACAATATAATTTAAGGTTAATTGCACTTCTTTACTTACTTTGTTTACCTGCATCATAATACCTTCATCAAAATTAAATTCATTAGCAACACCCATGGACGCAATTACGGGTTTACCGTCATAACTTTCCAACTCTTCAACGTTGATCGTTACATGTATAGTTTTTATAACTATGTCAGATATTTTTAATTTTTGATTCCTGATGTAAAAAGTATATTCTGTCTCTTTAGTATTTATTTTTTTTAACTCTTCAGATATCAACTTGTATAGTTTTTCTGAAGCTTCTAAAATACCTTGAGGTACACCAACCGCTTCGCTAATAAGTTTTTTACTTAATTTATCAAATTGTTTTTCTGTTAAAATAAAAGTTTTCATATTCAGATAAATATCTAAAAAAAAAGTTTAACCAACAATTCCAACCAAATTATCCATATGATGGTCGCCATCCATGTCAGAAAAAATATTTCTTCTGTTCATAATTTTAATAATTTCATCGATGTCATATGGATCCATACCATTACCATCAACGCCAACATCCATTTTTTTACCATTCCCAAATTTACGGCTTTCTGGTAAATGAACGTGACCGTGAAGGTGAATAACCCCTTTATTCATTCCGTGCCAACTTTGTAATGGGTAATGACATAATACAAAATTTTCCCCATTAATATTAACTTCCAAATAATGTTGTACACTTAAAAAATTACTTTGTATTCCCATTCTATCATTTTCAATATGATGGTCGTGGTTCCCAAGTATTAAATGAATATTTTTACAAACTAACCGACTTAAAAAAATCCCTACATTATCAAATCCACCAAATGAAACATCCCCCAAAATAATTAACGTATCGTCTTGACCAACAAAGTGGTTAATCCCATCAACTAATCTTTGATTCATTTGTTCTATTGTTTGGAAATCCCTAGTTGATTCTACAGGTATTTCACCATTTTGTGTTCTCCAATTAGTAACACCTCGACAGATATTTTTATGACCAAAATGTATATCTGAAGTTATATATACTTTTCCTGTTGTTAAAATTTTTTTGAATCCCATAAAATTTATTTTTAAGGTAAATCATCCAATTCGATGATATCGGACGATTGTGACCATGGACTATTATATGTTAAACCATCTATTGGAGAATTTGGTGTGTATAAACCCATTATTTCACCAAAAGACCTTGTTGTTGTTATATGAGAATTATGATGAATTGTACCATGAAAAGAATCTGAAGTAGTCAAAAGCGTTTCATTTTTTATTCCACATAACTCACCAGTAGTTTTATAGATTTGCAACTCTTTTTTTATTTTCAAAAAGATTTCATCAGGTATATTTTCTATGGACATGGGATCTTGTTCTTTATCTTGTTGATCCCAAGCTTGTACTTCATTCCCAAAACTTCTTCTTCCATTATTTAATCTGAAATTTCTTGAAAAAGCCATCTTCCACCCATTTTCTTTATTTATAAGATATATCAGTCTGTGTGTTGATAAATAATCTACCCAATACTTTTCTTGAGTGACACACCATTTCGTATTAGACCCATAAATTTTAGCAGATTCAAAACTTAATGGTGTCAAAACTAACCAAATGTCATCTTCATGTATTTTTATAATTTCTTTTTCAATACGTTTTCTTTTTTCAATTTCTTCAGCTTTCTTGACAACTTCATGTAATTCTAAGAAATCATTATATGAACTAATATCTTTGTTTTTAATTCGGTTGGCCTTGGAATGTCTTTCAAATTCATTCAAAGTTTCAATTTCACCAGACCCAAATAAAAATACACCCATATACCCCATAAATTCTTCTTTGTTTGGGCTGTAGTAATCATTTTCATTTTTGAAATTTTTGATTAAAAATTCTAAATATTTATATGAATCCGTTGGGTCTAAAAAAGAAATAATATCAATCAAAGAAACATCAAGATCTTGATGTTGTTGCTTAAGTCTTTCTAATCTATTCATAATTTTATTTCAAAACGTTTTTTCATTTGTTCTATTTTATCTTCGGGAACTCCATGTTGATTAACACCACCATGTCTATTTTCAACTATGATAGTAAAAACTTTGAACCCATGTTTTTTTGCTAACTCAAAGTAGGGTTCCATTTCCCACTCTTGAGTGAATGTGTTAGATACTGCAATTTTTTTAATTCCTGATTCCATCGCATATCCAACAAACTGTTGACATTCTTTATGTGCTTCTTTTATTTCTGAAGGAATGAAATTATAATTACCATCATTATCATAAAAATAATGATCCGCCTCAAACACGTTTGCAGTTAATTCTTTTGCTAAAGTTGTTTTACCTGAACCCGGCACCCCTCTTACAATATATAATATTTTTTCCATAGTATTAAGCTTTGATCCAACTTGATGGATTTTCGGGATTTTTTTTAATCAAACCTTTTTCAATTAAGTCGTAGGCAATAAAAGAAGATTTATAACCAATTACCTTGTCAAAACCTTTTTTGTCTTTGGTTTCTAAGTATATAGGGTCAAAATTCCAAACTACACCATTTTTTTCTAATTGGTCTAAAAATAATTGTTCTTTTTTAGTTAATTTCATAAAACAAAGATAATAAAAATTTTAATATAAAACAAAAAAAGAGATCGTAAAAGATCCCTTTTTTTCAGGCCGTCCAAATTGGACTGACTCCACCACTTTGTTTTATAGGAAACAAAGAAACTATTTTGTTACAAGAGCCTCTATTTTACTTTTAACTTGTTCAGTCATTGTAATTTCTTTAACGTTAGTTACAATAACAGATTCTTTGAGGATTTTGTTTGGTATGTTTACAAAGAAAGTATCTCCGTTGAAGAATGTTAGGTCTTCGCCTAATTCTACACAACCGTGTACCATTTTTAAAAAAAGTTTAAACTGTACTTGGTCCATAAAAGTTTCGTTGATTAAATCACCAAACTTTTCATTCATAACTTTAATATTGAAACCTACTTTATTCATAATACAAATATACATGAATTATTTTTCAATAACAAATTTTTTACCCGATTTTTTTAATGTTCCAACAAAATCTTTTTTATGATCAATACCTGACCAAAAACCACTACCATCAGTCCAAATACCACGTTTATTATTTTTATAAACTTCTTCACCAAATGTAATGTATTCTGGTTGATCGTTTTCAAGTAAACATGTGGCTCTTGTCATTTCACGTTTTTCTTGTGGTGTGTAATTTCCTGACCAATCTTGTTTACATAAAAAAGTAGCTTCACCAACCTTAACTTCTTGTCCGTTAAGAATTGCCTTTTTATCTAATTTTTTCTTGTAAGTGTAAATGTAAGTTCCCATTTTAATTTATTTTTTCATCCCAAATTTTATTCAATTCTTCTTCACTTATTCTTTCTGTCAGATCGGTAAACATGTTTGTTAAAACTTTTACAAATTGAATCCTATTTCTTGCTAGTTCAGGGTTGAAGGAAATTTCAATAAGTGAGTCACTCAAGTGACTGTTTATTACAATATACAACGGAATTGATTTCATTTTTTTTATTTATACAAATATAAGGGAAATTTTGTATATAAAAAAACCCACAAAGAAATTTTACTTAATTTGTGGGTTGGGTTTTGATAAACCATTACAGTAAGTGAAAGGGGTGTAATGTTTTTTTGTGTTAAATAAATATGTGATAAATTGGTAAAAATCAATATTTTTTCAAAATATTTGTAATTATTTTACCAAATTCTTGATTTTTTTTACTTATAGGATTGTTTTTTAAGTTGAAGTACCCACATTCTGTGTGTTCATGACCATCTTTTGCTGATTCAAGTTCAGGAAACACATATCTATTTGTTTCATGAAGAAAAATATACATTAAACCTTTTTTTGTATCTTCATCCTCATACAGGTTAAGTATGTCGACTAACTTTAATTCCCCTTTTATTTGAATATTTGTTTCTTCCTTGAATTCCCTGATTGCGGTTTCTTTTGGCGTTTCTTTTCCTTCCATACCTCCTGATGGAATGGACCATTCATTAGGTAAGGAATTTTTTGGGCTTCTTTTACATAGTAAAACTTCATTACCTTTTTTTATAACAATACCCGAATACCTTTTGAATTCTTTCATAATACAATATTTATAAATATGAACATAGTAATAAATAATAATAGTTATAGGGTCAAGTCGGCATTGACAAATAAAGATATTTCAAATGGTATGATGAATAAAAAATTTGATGAAGACTTTGATGGTATGTTATTCATGTTAGACGGTAGGGATCACTCCTTTTGGATGAAAAATTGTATTATACCACTTGATATTATTTTTATAAATGAAGATGTTATAACTAAAATTCATCACAATTGTAAACCATGTAATCAAGGTAAGTGTCAGACATATAATGGAAATGGCGATATTGTTTTAGAATTACCAGGTGGTGAATGTAAAAAATATAACATAAATGAAGGTGACGAAATTATTTTTCAGAACTGATTTTTGCCTGTAAAATTTCGTAAAACTTACTTTGTATCTGCTTTGTTAAATCTACATAACTTTTTTGTTCTCCACCATCTTTTTTTCTGTAAAGAAAACTAATACCTGAAATATTGGTAATACATTTATGTCCCCCAGAATTTGCATTTATGATATCTCTACCATTTAGTACAACTTTATCTAATAAAGCAATTTGTTTTTCACTTAGTTTTCTGTAAGGTCTATTCATTATGTTATCCAATATTGGGAATAAACTTTCTTTTCTACCCAAAACTTTCAAAGATGGACTGTTACCATAAATTGCCATAAAATCCTTAAATGTAAAACCAACAGACTTGAAGGTTGCTTTTGTTTCAGATATTCTTTTCAAAACTGATAATGGTACAATAATACTTTGTAATTCTGGATTCATTTCATCCAATACTTCATTTTTGATTTCACCCAAATCAACACCCTTAAGTGCTCGTTCTTTTTTGTATGGGTTACATGATGCTTGAACTAATCCCAACGGCCATGCAATTACTAAAAAATCAGCGTCTGGATTGTTTTTAAATGGTGTATATCTATCATATGAACCTTGTGGTGTCATGTATCCACCTCCGTATTGAACTAATATGTTACCGCTAACATTAACGTTGGGGCTAACATTCATATTTTGGATGTAGGCCTGTTGATTTTGTGTGAGTTTTTCTTCATCATCAAAACCTTCTCGTTTCATAATTGATTTGATCTTTAATAAAATATTCAGTAACGATGGTTTACAGTCTAATACTAATTCTTCAAGAAATCCGGGTTTATTTTTGAACGCTAAAAGTAATTTATTAGCAACTAATCCTAACAACATTTTATTTCTTTTAACATCAGAATTCTTATCTAATTTGAAAATATACTTCATTACATCGTCAACTGATATATTGTATTGAGCAAAATTTGCAGAATCAACAGTTGATATTAACGTTATGTCTTCTTGTGTAAAAATTTCTTTAGGTGATAAACTTTGAGATATTGTTTCAACGTTAGACCTTGAACTTTTGAATGATGTAGATGTTCCTTTTTCTACACCAGCTTGTGTATCATGGTGATCTGTGTGAATTACAAACATTGGTTTTCCGTGGGCAAAATCAACCAAAACCGGCATCGTATCACCTTCAGCGTCAAGTTTTTTTATTGCAAATTCTTTATCACCATATTGTATTATTTCGGCGTCAACAACGTCAATACCATTATCTTCCAAATATTCTTTCATAGCAATTGCAGTAGTTACACCATCCAAATCTTGATGAAAATAAATTTTAGCCTTTTTGTATCTATCAGCAAGCTTTTTAATGTCCCTAATTCCTGATTCTACTAATATTCCTTTTTTCATATAACATAAATATCGATTGTTGAAGATTAAATTTTGTAAATTGTTGATAAAATTATTATATTTGTATCAAACCAATAAAAAAAATATATTATGAAAGAAAAAATCAAAGCTTTAATCGAGAATTCAAAACCAATGATCAAAAAAGTCACAGTCATAACTGTACTTTCACTTTCCATTGTTAGTGGGTTTTCTGTTGGTTATCTTTACCACAGAATTTATGGTCCCAAATCACCAACCATAGAAATGATTTCTTTGGACAAGTCACAGGTTAATTTGGCAATTGATGAAAATAACCACTTAATCATAATTGATAAGAATAATGGTAATTACACTGTTTATGAAGATTCAATTGGTGTCGCAATTTTTAATATGTACGCCAGAAATGTTATAGTCAAATCGGAAAAATAGTATGAAGATAAAAACAGTTTTTTATTACGGACTTTTTTGTTCATTTTTGATATATTTTTCATTTTCATTCGATAGTTTTTCCAACGATTACAAACCATTAGACAACAAAAGTAATTTCAAAACTAAACAATTTAGTTCTATGGTTCTTTTTGATTTAATAGAAAAATATTCTGATGAATATTCAGTTCCAAAATACATCGCCTACAATGTTGCGTTTAAAGAAACAAGATATATGGGACCGTTTCATTGGAATTACAATCCGAATCAGGTTTCTTCTGTTGGAGCTGTTGGTCCGATGCAAGTTTTACCAAAAACTTGTAATTGGATCAACAATTCAAACTACAGTAAAAATAAAATAATGTCTGATTTAGAATTAAATGTCATGACAAGTATGAAACTTCTTAATTACTTGCACAAAAAGTATGGTAATTGGTCAATTGTTTGTGGTTGGTACAATACAGGTAGGCCAGTTGTAAATGACTATGGTAGATATTGTGCCACCAATTTAGATTATAAATCTAAATGGATTTCATTACAATAAAAAAACCCCCATTTAAGGGGGTTTACTTAAAACTCTATTTCTTTTATTTGTTCCAAGGTTTTGAAATATTCTACCCTTGTTTTTGCAATTTCTGAATAGTTTGGACTTAATTCTATACCTAACCAATTTCTTCCTAACACTTGAGCGGCAACCAAAGTTGTTCCACTTCCAGCAAAGGGATCTAATATTATATCGTTCTTATATGACAATATTTTGATTGCCTTGGTCGGGATGTCCATAGAGAAGGTTGCTTTAGTGAGAGATTTAGTGTCAGCAAAATAATTCCACTGACCGAAGACAAGTTCCATAAATTCTTTTTTGTCTTTATCTTCATAAACCATTTTGTTTCTTTTTGTCCCATCTTCATTTTCAATTTCTGTTAATTCACCGGTCCATTCAGGTTCACCTTTAACTTTCTTGATGTGTTTTTTCTTGTAAGCCAATATTACACATTCTTTAGGGTTATAAATGTATGGTGACGATGGGCTCATCCATGAACCCCAAGCTGTGGTTTTACTTCTGTGTGGTGATTGTTCTTCTAAATCAACAATACCAAAGAAACCATAACCAATTTCTTTCATAATTTGCCATATTTCTGAAACAAAAAATATACGACCACCTTTTTTTTGACGATTGATCTCATATGGTATATTAAGAGCAATTCTTCCATCATCTTTCAATACTCTATATGTTTCTGTTAACCATGACTTTGCAAATTCAACATAATCATTAAATTCCATGTCATCATTATGTACGTCATAGTCAATTCCAACACCATATGGGGGAGATGTTACCACCAAATCAATACATCCTTCAGGTAGTGTCTTCATTACTTCCACACAATCCCCATTTATTATTTTTCCTGTTTCTATCATTTTAAAAAATTATTTTTATTAACTTGTATATTAAAGTCCATGTCAAAGTTATAGTACCAATCATGATTATAAAAAAAATTACTCGATAAATAATTTCTGATTTCAACTTTTTTAAAGCATTTGCGTTAACATTTGTGCCACTTTATATCCCGTGTAAGCACCCGCCGCTGCGGAACCTGGCAACACAATAAATTTACCTAACATTGTTTCATACTTTTTTCTATTTACAATATAAGAAATTAGAATGTAATAGACAATATAATTTATCAAAACCAAAAAATCTAGTTCTTTTGCAACAAAAACAACAATAGAATTACCAAGGAATCCCCACATAAAATTTATTAGGGTTTCTCTGATAAGTTCATTAGGAGTTGTTATTGCGTCCAAAATATTTATTTTTTTATTTAGGCCTTTCCTTGGTTTTGTAAGTTTTTTATCCATACACTTTTTTTAGATAATCAAATAAATTTAAAAAATTAGGAAATTGTCCGTGTTTTTGTCTGTAATAATTTTCCATTTTTGATGAATTCAGACCATATTTTTTATCATGCCCCAATCTATCTTCGACGTGTTTTATTTTAACTTTTTTATTTAATATCACACCAATTTGATTTATTATATCTAAATTAGTTACCCTGAATCGGGTTCCAATGTTAAAAACTTGGTTTATGACCTCATCGTCAAACATAAGATCACATATGACTTTAACGTTGTCATAAACATACATCCACTCTCTAATTTGTTTTCCATCACCATAAACCGGTATCGCTTTACCTTTATTAATTGATCGTGTAATCGTTGGGAGGAATTTTTCTTCAAATTGATGTTCTCCAAAATTATTACAAGTTCTTGTAATTAAGTAAGGTAGACCATATGTTCTATTTGCCGAAAATACTAACATATCAGAAGCCGCCTTAGTTGATGAATAATATGAACTAGGTTTAATCTTATCATCTTCCGTTGCCGTATGATTTATTGCAATATGTTCATCCATATCTCCGTAAACCTCATCAGTTGATATGTGAATGAACTTCTTTAAGTTTTTGTTTTTCCTTGATATCTCTAATAAGTTGAAGGTTCCCTCCACATTAGTTCTAACAAAAGGTAAACCATTTTTAATTGAGTTGTCAACGTGAGATTCCGCAGCAAAATGAACTATGTAATCAAAATCACCAAGGTCGTCTTCGGTTACATCACAAATGTCTTTTTGTAGAAATGGAATATTGTGTTTGATATTTTCTTTTTTACCAGCGTAAGTCAATTTATCAACACAAAGAACATCACATTCAAAATTATCAAGTAGGTGATTTATAAATGCGGAACCTATAAAACCAGCCCCACCTGTTACTACTATTTTCATAAATTTTCAACTTTTAATTTTTGAATATGGTGGTTAAGATACCAAGCGGCCTTTTCTAAATCTTCTAATTCTTTTTGTTTGTTTTTCTTACCTGCCCTTGAAATATACTTTATTGTATTACCTAACGAAAAACTTAGATCCCAAGCATCAATAACTTTTATCGCCTCATAAGGATTATTAACCCCACCATAGTGTGTTGGGTGATTTACTTGTTCTACTTTAATAGTGGGGCACTTACAATCTTCGATGCCACCACAAACACATGATTTAATATTATCCATTAAAATTCTTCTATTTTTATAAATCTTGAAATTGGGTATTCCTTTCCCCCGTATGTTTCGATATCAACTTCCTCATACCACTGAGAAAATGGTCTTGCGTATTGTGAACCAAAAGAAAGAGATTTGTAAATCACAAGAGGTTCTTTAGTTTCTGTATGATTACACATACAAATAACTTCGTACTGACCACCTTTATAATGTTGAAATTTTTCTTGAGGTTTCGGATAGTTTTTTTGTTTCATTTTAAATTACTTCTTGTGTTTTTTTTGTGCTTTCTAAAAATTTCTTTTGATTAATGTATGAAATTAGTTTTCTTTTAAAAATTGGTAATAGTGTTTCGAAAATTGGAAAATCCCCACGGCTAATCATTTCGAATACGGGTAATTTTTTATTTTCAGAATTCCACACAGAAAAATTATTAATTATTTTAGTGATTGTCAAATTTTTTTCATCACAGTAAATTAAATTCACAGAAGTTTTACTTTCAGGGGATTTTTTTGCTGCTGGTTTAATATTGTATTCCCAAACGTATATTTTATTTGTTTTAGTATCAGTGAAATGAAAATAACCAACATCAGAAATAACTTCTTTAGCCCTTTTATTAGGTTTCATATCTACGTTTTCATAAACTATTGTCCAAACTGATTTAGCAATGTTGAAATATTCTAACATTCTTGGTGCACTATAACTGAGTATCTGTACAAATTCATCTATTTCTTCGTTGTTTAATTCAGGAATATCTTTCAATTTTAGATCTTTAACCAAAAGTTCGTCGTCAACAGAATCTAACTTTTTGTTGGTATACATTATTTTTTTGTCTTTGATTAAGGTTTGTACGTTTGCAAGGTGTAAAGAAAGTTCAATAAAACCTGGATAAAGTTCCATTTTATCCAACTTTTCTCCCATTTTTTGAAAATATGACAATAACTTGTATTCTTTATGTTCTCTGTCAATTGGTTTTTCGAACATCCAATCAGTGTCCATCAAAAATTCTATTTTCTTTTTTCTTCCCATCTGACAAAATTATAACAATAAATTACTTGGCAGTAAAGATTAATCAATTCTCATTACTATATAGTATGTACCGTTAATTCTAACAGAATCATAACTACCGTCGTAACCATTTAACGAACCATATTCACCATCACTTACAAGATCATCTAACATTTCCTGTTTATTTACAAAATTCGAATAGTCGTCATATCCCATCTGTTGTAAAAAACTTACAGGATCGTTTTTAATGTTGTCATCAATATAACTTTCTATCGCATATTCTATATCTTCTTCTGATGGTTCACCATCAGGATTATCTTTTATTTCTTCTATTTCATAATCAATATCGGATATTCTACTTTCACGATCATCTTTTTGTTCTTGGGTTTCTTCATCATCATATATTTGGTGAGGTGGGACAACTTGCCCATCTTTATATAACACCCAATGACTTTTGGATGGGTCTGAACTTTCATTTCTATATTGAAACTCATGTTCTTCATTTTCATCCCAAAAATCAAATACTTTACCATTTTCTTCCATTGTTGGGTATTTTATCGGAAATCTAACACCTTCGTTTTCATATACCCATTTTTCCATTTCTAAAACCCAAATTTCTTTTTCTTGATCTTTACTTAATTGTTTTTCGACCCCATAACTATCTGGTTCATCCCTAACCCATTCACTTACAGAATCTTCGAAGTACTCTGCCACTTCATCCCCATCAACATATCTTGAAATAAAATTATTATCAAAATAATGTTCCATACTATCGACCATTTCTTCATAGTACATTTTTAATGACTCGTCACATTCATCTTCAGTACCAACCGCATATTGATGGCCTGTGGATAAAGATTCAAAATTTGTTAGATCATAATGTCTTCCGATATTATATAAATCGTAAACATCAACTCTATCAGATAATATTTCATTTTTTTCATCTTCAAGTTCCATTTGTTTATCAGTAATTTCATCAAACTTTTCACTATAATTTTCATCACCAGCATCCAAATTTTCTTGTTCTTCTTCTAATTCTTCAATTTCTCTATTTATTTCAGATATTCTATCTTGTTCATCATCAGTTATACCTTCTAAATACCCTTCATTAACGGCATATTCAAACGCTGCGTTAGCCTTTTCACCTTCTTCATCAGTACCATCTAAACTCCATTCATTTCTATCCCTTTTACCATCCTGTTCGTTTCTTTTTGCAAGTTGTTTTTTTCTTATAAGTTCCTTTTCATAAGGTGTATCCCAAAATGATATTCTTCCACCAACAACAACATCATCGAAATTTTTAATTCCTGTTTTAGAAGCATCTAAATTACCTGTTACTTCTATATTCCCTAACTTGTAAATTTTATTTTTACCACTGAGATCTGAAAGGTTCAAGTTCCCTTTTACCACAATTTTTTTTCCTGTAAATTTTGGTAAATATGGAATAGCGTGTGCCATAAACCCTACTTGTTTCAAATACTGCATATATTCTTCAGGTGTTAAATATATTTTTTCAACAACATCATCTTCTACAATCCTTTGTAAAACAGTTTTGAATTGTGTTTCGGTTAGAATTAATTTCTTTTTCATACAATCATAAATATTTGTGATTTACAAAATAGTCTTAGTGTTGATATTTATAAATAAATAAACCTTATAAAAACAATTGACCATGGGATGCGGTTGTAAAAACAAACAAGGGAACCAACAGGCTTCAACACCAAATCAAGCGGCTAGACCACAGGCTCAAGCCCAAAAAAATCAGAACGTTCAAGAATCGGTGAAGAAGATAGTTGAAAAATACTATAATAAAAAGTAATTTAATTCCTTTGGCCAAAGAAATTAAGGTGGAATTTTTCCACCTTTTTTGTATTTATGATATATGGCAGATCTTAACACTTTTATAGAATGGTATCGTAGTGGGGATGAAACAGATTATGTTAAACTGATGAAAGTTTTCAAATCTACACGTAATTTTTTATCATTTTTAATTAAAAATAATAAAGTAGATTACATAGACCCAACTACTATATCTGGTAATGAATTCGATCATGATTCAACCTTATTTGACTTTCTAATTGAAAATAACTTAATTGACTTTGATGACTTTTCGCGTTTATACGATGAAATTGACGAATCAACAAAAAATCAATTATTATTATATTACATTGATACTAACTATGAAGACGCCATGGAATTTATTACAAAAAATCTATTAAGTGACGTAAATATTAGACAAGATGGATTTTATCTTCATTTAAGAGATAGAGAAGAATTGGAAATACTTTTTTGTGGTTCACAAAGAGGTGAAAGTGCAAGATATGTTGCAAAACTCATTTTAAGTGAAGATGGTTTAGGACATGATTGGTATTTTGATGACAGCGTAAAACCACACCAAGTTGTTGATGAACTTGATGATGCAAATATTACAACACTTATAGATTTTATTTTCAAAGAAATTGGGGATAAAGAATTGTCTTTAGAAGATTATGATTCTGATTTTTTCTCTGAACTTTCTGAAGAACAAGGAACTGAAGGTTATTTTAGAATAAGAGCTGAAGATTTGAATGGATTAATTAACGATGAAGCAGCATTTAATGAATTATGTAATAAAGATTTAGATGAATTAGGATCTAATTTAACAAGTTTATATTGGCAAGCAGAAAATAGTGCATATGAAGATGAAATATATGACTTAGTTTATGGTGGTTTAGATGAGTACTTTGAAGGAAGAATCGATGAGGTACCAAGAGAAGTTACAAAGAGCGATGGTAGTAAAGTGACTAGATATGACAGTTATATTAAAATTAGAAACTTTAGAAATTTAGTTGAAACATTTTTAGAAAATTATAAAGGAAGTGCGTATAGTGATTCTTTTTTAGAATATTATGGTGGTTTAACTGAATTGATGGTTGCTATGATTAATAATGATGATATTGAATGTATTGATTTTAGAGTCCCTGAATATCCTGACTGGAATAGAACAAGAAAAAATATAAATGAACTGTTTTATGATTACGTATGACAACTAATGAATTAATAGATACTTTCAATACCGGTAAGTGGGAAAGGATTGAGCCTATATTTAAGTCGGTAGAAAGATTCATTTCATACATAAAAGGTATTGGTAAATTGAATAAAGTTGATTTATACTCCGTTTATCGGGAGTCAGATGATAATAGTTTTCTTAACCAACTTTGTATTAGTCTTCTAAAAGAATATGGTGTTGAGTATTTTTTACCTCTTCTTGGGGATGTTAAAAAAATTGGGGGTGACTATTACCTTAAATTAAACAAATTAGTTGAGTTATCCGTTTTGTTTGATGATAGTGATTATAGAAATATTTCAAATAGAGAAATTGCAAATGGAATTTTAGATGAAGATTGGTTCGAGATGTTTTCTGATACAATTTATAATTATTATGATGATGTTGTAGAAGAACTAAATGAAAAAAATTTAAATGAGTTAAAGGAAATAATACTTAGAGATTTAAAGAATCAAAATATGGATTCTGATGAGTTTGGTGGAAATTTTTTCTCTGAAAACTCAAATGAAGAAGGTTATGTTACTATCAATTATAACAATATAAACTATGTTTTATCGGATCGTAAAGTTTTCAATGAACTAATTAATTCTGGTTATTTAGACGAATTACGAAGTAATCTAAGAAGTTTACATAATATGGCATATAACGAAGCTTGGAACGATGAGGTATATGAAGATATTAAAAATGAACTAAGAAGTTTAATTGATACAGAATTTAAGTGGGATCAAGACGAAAATAAAAAACAATACTTATTGTGTAAAATTAAAAATTTAAAGTCAGATCTATATGATTATTTTAATTGTATGAGTGATTATGAGTATAATAT